TATTGACTGTTTCAAAGCATGCTTTAGCTATAGTAGATGGAAAGCTTATAGATAATAAAGGTGAAGAATTTAGACCTACTAGAAAGGTAGATGGAGCTTATAAGATTAATAAGCCTGTAAGTAAGAATGTTCAATTAAATTTATTTCAATAATGGATGGGTATTCAAAGTCTTCTGATATAACTCAGACTAGAGCTCTGCTCTTAGAACGACTCAGCGTTAATTATCCATATAGTGTAACTGACTCAGTACAGCATACTACCTTCTTTAGAACAGACGTAGATGGTATAGAGGTAAACGTTCAAATAGATCTATATGGTACCGTAGGTGTAGTACAAGCGGGTTATTATGACGAGACAACCGATAGGGTGGTAAAAGATATTCAAAAAGAGATAGATGATATATACTTACACTATGTTTAAAAAGAAAATTTCGTGGGGACTTGCGCTTTTTGCGGCGGCGAGCCTCCTATCTTGCTCTAAAGACGACCTCACCCCCTCGTACATATGCACAAACGGTGATTGTGATGCAGCTATGATATTTCCTGTATTACCTGATGCTAATGGATATTACCATGTAGAGTTAGATTGGTCAAGAGAGTACCTACCTTACTTTGCAGTTGATGTTAGAGCATCTCAAGTTATTCCGGAGTTTAGGTATAACGAAGAATCGGTAGTAAGTGCTAACTTCGATAGTGATACTTCATGGGTTATAGGTGATTCATTGGTTTTAAAGGTTCCTCTATTTAGACCATTTACAGGAGATTGGAGTCAATCAGGTCCTTTACCTAGCGGTTGGCAAGATGTTACTCTTAATCAATTTGAAGGTACAGAAGTTAATATAGCTCAACCAACTACTATATACTTTAGAAAAGTAGGTGCAGCTATGGAGTCAAGAAGAATATTAGGACCATTTATTCCAGAAATGATAGGCGATACTATAACAGTTGCAATGAGAGTTCATTGGGATGCAGGTAACTATTCAGTAACTAAAGAAAATTATTCTCAAAAGTTTATTGTAGAATAGTTGATACTTTGAATTATTATTATTATCTTAAAGATATATTAATAGAATATATAAGATATATAATATAATAGATAAAATAATATATAAGTATATAAATATATATAATAATTAATAAATATAATAATATATGTCATTGACAAAAGAAAAAATCCAAGAGAACTACGAAAAGCACCTTAAGATTGTAAAAACTTATATAGGTGATAGACAGGATAAAGTTCTCTCCATGATAGATGCTTGGCAAGAAGAGTATGCCATTGCACCTGCTAGTAGTAAGACTTGGTATCATAGTGCATTTCCCGGTGGATATGTTGACCATGTCAATAGGGTTGTGGAATATGCAGTAAAGCAGATGAGGTTATATAAAGAGATGGGTGGAGAAATAGATTTCACCGAAGAAGAACTTGTTTTTGCTGCATTATTTCATGACTTAGGTAAAATGGGTGATGGTGATAAGTTAAATTACCTACCTCAGACCGATAAATGGCGTCAAGACAAGTTAGCAGAAATGTATACCAATAATCCAGAGTTAGACTTTATGTTAATACCAGACAGGTCATTGTTTATCCTCCAGAAAAACGGTATACAGGTTACTAAAAATGAATTTCTTGCTATAAGATTACATGATGGTGTGTTTGATGAAGCCAATAAAGCTTATTTCTTCAGTTATAACCCATCTTCCAGAATGAAAACCAATATTGTTAACATTTTACACTCAGCAGACTTTTTAGCTTCTAAAGTTGAATACGATATGCACGTTGGACTACAAGGATACAAGCAAGGTGGAGTAAAAAAGACACAAAGTTCAACAGGAAAACGTGTTAATGCGTCGGAAGGGTTGAAAAATACACTAAAAAATCTATAATGGAGCTTAATCCTACAACTTTTTACATTATTTCCGGAGTATTAGTTGGTACCCTAGTTATTTTAGTTTATATTATAAGAAACCTACTAGTGAAGGTAGAAAAATACGAAGATACTGTTACAGGCTTACAAAATACGTTAACAGACGTACAAAACACAATATTAAATTCACAAAAGCACCTTAACACTCTCGATGAACGTGGGGTTTTTAAATCAGATGATGAGGTCGGTTATTTTTTCGAACAACTTAAAGAAGTTCAAAACCAATTAGACCGATTTAACAATGCCCAGAAAGAAAAGCAAAGCTAATTACTTTACAAAAGAGACAGAAGATTATATAGTCAAATATAACACCTCTACAGACGACGAATATAGAGCAAAGATATTCACAGATCATATTTACTTACCATTTTATAAACTTTCAGAGAATATAATACATACCTTTAAGTTTTACTACACAGATGTAGAAAGAATAGAAGATTTAAAGCATGAATTAGTTTCTATTCTACTAGAAGATAAGATTATGAAGTTTGATCCTACAAATGGAGCAAAAGCATATTCATATTTCGGTACAATTGTAAAGAGATGGTTGATAAACTATAACAATAAAAACTATAAAAGGTTAAAACAGATAGGTTCATTTTCTGATATGGAGGAATCTTATGATTCTAATATAAGAGATAAAGCCGGTGAAGCTGCAGGAATAACTCTAGCAAAATTCTTAGATAGATGGGTTGAATCTATGTATGATCAATTAGATGAGATGTTTCCTAAGAATTCTGATATAAAAATAGCAGATGCAGTACTTACTATCTTTAAAACCAGAAATGATTTAGATATATTCAAGAAAAAAGCCTTGTATATCTATATAAGAGAGATGACCGACTGTGAAACTCCAGCTCTTACCAAGGTTATTAATATTCTCAAAGACGACTTCAGAGAAAAATATCAGAAACTTTACGATCAAGGTTTAATCGTCAATAAAGTACGATGATCTATTTATAATAAACTAAAAACATTATGAGTTTAGATAAAGAAATATTTGACGGTAAAACTCTATCTGATCTTTTTTCTGAAATACATGGTAATTCTACTTCAACTAGAGCACAGGTAAAAGCTTTGATAGGTGAACTAAAACCACTTATAGAGAATATAGGAGATGCTACTTTAATTGTACCTATGATTAAAGAGTACATGGAAATCGGTGTAAAGAATGATGAGCAGTTAATAAAACTTGCTACTATCGTTCAGAGAATTGAATCAGCTAATGCTAAAGGAGAAGGAGGAGATATGTTTGACTTCACAGAACTCCAAGACCTATTAGAAGAATCTGAAGCAACAGAGAAAGAAATAGATGAAGTAACAGACCAGTCAGAAGAAACAGATGATTAATTTCGGAGGAGGAATACTTTCAAAAGCAATTGCATTTGCAAGAGGTGCAGGAGCAACACCTACCTTTAAGTTCGGAAGAGTAGTAGATATTGTTTTGGATGAATCTAGCCCTTTCTACGAAGAATTTGGTAAATCACAATCTATAAATGGAATTAAGTATAGACCTTTAGATAAAGCACATTCCCAAGATGAAGATGCTATTTTACCTTTTGCCTACTGCGGTAACACAAGTATGGTAAATGTACCCTTAAAAAACGAAATAGTAATAATTGCTTCACTACCTTCTGAGAATAGAGCAGCTAATTCCTTACAAACTAAAACCTACTGGTTATCTGTAGTTAATATTTGGAACCACCCTCACCACAATGCTTACCCAGATACTCTACAAGATGGAGACGGTAAAGCTGATCTAGGAGATGAATTTAAAGAAGTAGATACTGTCGCTCCTTTACAAACTTATCCTGGTGATACACTTATATCTGGCAGACATGGAAACACTGTAAGATTAGGTGGCACTAAGCATCAATACAATACACTTACTGAAGAAGATAATAACGGTAAACCTTTTATCATTATTAAAAATAAAATGAAAGAACCAGAAGATGGTATGAGTTTATCTTCTGAGGATATTAATGAAGATGGTTCTTCTATATATATGGTATCAGATCACACCGTACCTTTACAAGAAGCAAATGTAAAAGCAGACTCATGGGATGAACCAGCAGATGTTGCAGGTGTATATAAAGGGGATCAAGTAGTAGTAAATGGTGGTAGGTTATTTTTTAACGCTTATGAAGAAGGAGCATTTATTGCTGCAAAAGACCATATAGGATTAGCATCAAAAGAAGTACATATTGATGGAGATGATAATGTATCAATAGACGGTAAAAAAATATACTTAGGTAGAGTAGCTATGAAAAAAGAAGATGAACCAGTACTACTTGGACAAACTACTCAAGACTGGTTAACTACTTTGGTTGATAATTTAGACACATTACTACAAACACTATCAAAACCAGGACCACCACCGGTGTATGTTGCAAAAGCAGTAGCAACTTCAACTGCACTGTTAGGAGGTGTAAAACAGTTGAAATCTCAAATAAAATTACTATCATCTAAAAAAGTATACACTGAGTAATGCCATACGTTAATATAAAAGAAAGTCAAATTGTAAATGCTGTTGCAAAACAAGTTGGAGCAGTTCAAGAGATTGCTACGAATAAAGTTTACGACCTAGTTAATGATTCTATTCAGAAAGTAAGGAGAGAGGCTTGCCCTACATTACCAGAAGCAAATCGACTTCAACAAAGAGTTAATAACGTACAAAGTAGTATAGGTTCAATTTCTTCACGAATTAATAAATTTAGAAAACTTGCTAAAATTATACTTCTATTGATTACTGTTTTTAAAGTTGTAAAAGCTTTAATACTTAAGTTACCCATTCCACAAGCAGTACCACCTGGTATTGGTTTACCTGTAGGGTTATCGATGACACAAGGAGACCTGTTACATAAGTTTAAAGAAAAAATAAAACAAGGAGGTGATGATGCTAAGGGTATTATAGAAGTACTTAAATCACCAGCAGATAATATAAAAATGTACACTAGAATACTTAGCCGTGTTAACATAGTTACAAACGGATGCAGGTTAGAAGGTATACTTAAAAGAGAAGTAGCTAGAGGTAGAATAACTAAAGAACGATTAAAACATTTAGGTATAATAGAAGAAAACGATGAATACATATTTTCAAATGTAGGTAGTAATCTATTTTCTGATTTTGACTTTTATAGAGATGGTAGAGTATATGAAGCTAACAGTGCAAACGGTTTGAGTGCTGCACAAAAAGATAAAGTAGCAGATGATGCTGAAACAAATTTATTAGGTTCTTTAGAAAAATTAAACGGTATAGATAATCAAGAGTTAAAAGACGCTATAAAAGATGTATTTGACGCTTACAAGCAACCTGCAGACGATAAAATAGATAGTGCAGAATTCTTTCATACTGGTCCTAACGGCGAAATATACAAACTTAAAATTAGGTTAGACCCTACATCTCCTGAAATTGCACCGAGGAGATTTGCAGTAGCAATAGATAAAACAGGTGTAGAGATTTTAAAAGGTCCTAAATCATTTAGTTCTTCTACAGATATACTACTAGACGAAATTAAATTTAGAATCGATAATCAACTTCCATAACTAAACTATTTATATATATGAAACTCGATCAACTACGTAAAATTATACGTGAAGAAGTTAGAGCAGCGGTTAAGGAGGAGTTACAAGATGTAATGAATGAAGCAGTTAAAATAGCTTCAACTCCAACACAACCAAGTTCTATAAAGAACAAGACTAACGAATATAAACCAGTCACACAAAAAGATGTGAGTCGTACATGGTCTCCTTCTGGTAAAATGAATTCTGGTACTGTACCGTTAGAAGAAATGTTAAACCAAACAGCAGCAACTATGTCTGGAGAAGACAATAGAAATTTTGCTGGTGGTGCGATGCAAAAACCTAACTATGCTTCATCAATGGCAGGTAATATGGGTATGACTGAAAGTGCAGGACCTATGCCAGGATTAGATATAAGCAAATTAGATTTCGTAAAGAAAGCTAAATCAGTTTTAGACGCATCACATAAAAAAGATAAAGCTAGAGGAGTATAATGGCATTTGAAGTTAAAAAGATAGACCCAAGAGACTTGCAACCAAGAGTTGCAATAGGAGTAGGATTACCATTTTCTGGTAAAGCTATCTTTAACTCAACCTATACATCTGCAGAGGCTATAAAAAATAACCTTATTAACTACTTTTTAACAGGTACAGGTGAAAGATATATGAATCCTACTTTTGGTAATGGATTACAGACATTATTATTTGACCAATTAACAGAAGGTAAGGTACAACAAATAGACGCTGTAATAAAAGCAGACTTAGAGTTCTTTTTTCCTAGAGTTGAAGTAGTTAATATCAACACAGAAGGTATTCCTGATAGAAATACAGTAGAGTTTAGTATGTCCTATAGAGTAAAAGAAACTAATATAGAAGACGAACTAACAATAAATTTTGAACAATAATGGCTGAACAACGAGACATAAAGTATATCAATAGAGAGTTTTCAGACTTTAGAACACAACTTGTTGAGTACGCCAAACAATATTTTCCTGATAGTTATAATGACTTTTCAGCTACCGCACCTGGTACTATGTTTATTGAAATGGCTGCTTACGTAGGAGATGTTCTATCTTTCTACCAAGATACACAATTACAAGAAACATTCTTACAACATGCACAAAATCCTCAGAATCTTTATACGTTAGCGTATATGATGGGATACAGACCTAAAATAACTACAGCATCAGAAGTTGAATTAGAAGTAACTCAAGAGGTAGATTCTATAACAGGAGGTGATACACCAGACTTCGATCAAGCACTCTACATTTCAGGTGGAGCAGTTATTGGAGCTACTGATGCAGCAGCAACTTCTTTTATAGTGGATAACTCTATAGACTTTAAATTTAGTAGTTCTTATGATCCAACTGAAGTAACTATAACAACTATAGATTCAGGTACTAATCTACCTTCGGTGTTTCAACTAAAAAAGAAAATCAAAGCATTTTCAGGTACAGTTAACACAGTAACTCAAGCAATAACTAGTGCAACTAAATTTAAAACTGTTGAAATAGAAGACACAGATATAATTAGAGTTTTAGATATAACTGATGCAGATGGGAATGTATACCATGAAGTACCTTTCTTAGGTCAAGATACTATATTTGTTGAACAGACTAATGAATCCACTTATAGTGACTTAGTAAAAAGTTCTTTACAGTTACAAAAAGTACCTAGAAGATTTGTAACTAGATTTACATCTACAGGTGTTTTACAAATACAATTTGGAGCCGGTATAATTGATGCAGATGACGAACAATTCTTACCAGACCCTACCCTACTAACTAAGTTTGGATCACAAGACCAAGTAAATGCAATAGACGTAGCTTACGATCCTTCAAACGTACTGTTTAGTAGAACATACGGTTTAGCTCCTTCTAATACTACGTTAACAATTAGATATTTGACAGGTGGAGGAGTTAATTCAAACTCACCTTCTGGGACAATAACTAATAAAACATCACTTGGTACAATCACAGCAACAGATACTTCTAAAGAATCCACTTTAGCATTTAATAATGTAGCTGCTGCAACCGGCGGTAAAGATGGAGACACCGTAGAAGAACTTAGACAAAATGCTTTACGTTCTTATGCAGAGCAAGGCAGAACAGTTACAGAAGATGATTATACAGTAAGAGCTTTAGCAATGCCTCCTCAGTTTGGTTCTATAGCAAAGGCTTATGTGACTAGAGAGTTGTTAGCAAATTCAGATAGAAGTGTATTAGATAAAAATCCATTAGCACTTTCTCTTTACACATTAGCATATGATGTAAACGGTAAGTTAGTTAATGCATCTACTTCACTCAAACAGAACCTGAGAACATATTTATCTCAGTATATGATGGTAACAGATGCAATAGATATTAAAGATGCATTTGTAGTTAATATAGAAGTAAAGTACGAAGTATTATCTTTACCTAATTTTGCAACAAGAGAAGTATTAACAAGATGTACTCAAGCATTAAAAGATTACTTTAAAACTTCTAAAAGAAATATAAACCAACCACTCAACCTATCTGAAGTGTATACTATATTAGATAAAATAAAAGGAGTACAAACAGTAAGATCAGTAGTAGTTAAAAACTTAGCTGGAGGTAATTATTCTGGATATGCATACGATACTGAAGGTGCTACTAAAGACAACGTAGTATACCCTTCTTACGACCCATGTATATTTGAAGTAAAATATCCAGATTTAGATATTAAAGGAAGAGTAACAGCAATTTAAGATGGCAATATACAGAATATATCCCGAAAAAGATACATACATTAACAGTAAACCTACTGTTGCTGGATTGTATGGAAATGCCGGTCTTGACGAAATAGTTGAGATTGCAGGTTACCCAGACCCTACTGACTCTGCTACAGGTAGAACAAAACGTACGTTAATGCAGTTTAAATCTGCAGATATTACTCATGCAGTAGATAATATAATAACCGGCAGTATATCAGCTAGTATACACCTTTCGTTAGCTAATGCAACAGAATTGCCAGCATCTTATACAATAGAAGCATACCCTATTTCATCTTCATGGACAACAGGTACAGGTAGAGGATCAGATTCACCAGTAAACAGAACAGGTTGTAGTTGGAAATATAAAGATGCAGCTACTACAGAATGGTCCTCACTAGGTGGTGATTTAATTACAAATGGAGTATCTGGTAGTAAAA